CTCCAAACTTCACGCTCTGTCAATTTTCTTATGCGTAATTGATGATTTTCCGTAACCACAGGAGTTTGACCACTACCAATTACAATATCATTAACAACAACACCAACATCTTCTCCACTTGTTTTAATTGTCTGTATCATTTGATTTTGAACTACACCACGCTTTTGATGTGGTCTATTTATATATACTCCATCTCCTTCATAAGCATTTGCATAACCTTGTAAAGTCGCTTCAGGTATTTCAATAAATTGTTCTAATATATTTTTAGGACCTTTATAATCTCTTGCACAAAGTGTTGGTGCAATATCACTAAACCCACTAAATTCTCTACTTCTAATATCACTTCCAATTAAACTTATTTTTATTTTAGGGTCTCTATTTACACCTTGCATTGTGTCTATCGTTTGACATATTCCATCAATTTCATTTTCTCTTTGCATACAACCATAACTTGAATTTCTAAACGCATCAATTTGCTTGTCTGACAAATAATATTTTTCATCAACATAATTTTCTAAATAATCTTTCAATCGTTTCTCTAATTTAACAGGTTTAGGAAATTCATAATAATATTCTCCTAAAACCGATACCATAAATATGCGATTTCTATTTTGAGCAACTCCATAATCTTTCGCATTTAAAGTCTGCGCGTAATTCTTATAACCCAATTGCTCTAATTCTAATTGTATTTCTTGAAATTGTCTAATAAATTTAACTTGAACTAAATCAACAACATTTTCCATAATCAAACATTTAGGTAATCTATTCTCTAATTTTAATTCTTGTAAAATACGCAATACTTCATATACTAAACCTGACCTTGTATCTGTTAAACCTTTTTGCTTACCCGCTTTTGATAAATCTGTGCAAGGAAATGAATATGTAAATACATCAATTTGTGGTAAATCAACACCTTTAATGTCGCAAATACTTCCGTAATTTTTAGTATCTCCATGAATAGCGTTATATGATAACAAAGCATATTTATCAATTTCACTTATGCCAACCATTTCATAATCAATATTCAAACGATCTAATGCCATGCGTTGGCAGCCTATTCCACTAAAACTTTCAAATAACTTCACTTTTTTAGGTAGACCATACTTTTCATTTAGCAATTCAAATATGTTAGTTTCATTAAACATCATTTCTCCTTTTTATTATTTCTTCTAATTTTCTTTAATTCATCAAACTCAATCCAACCCCCCCACTTTTTTGCGTAAGATAGCCATGTCAATTTAGTAGAAGAATATTTAAAGTCAAACAATTTTCTACGCAAATCACTTGGATAGAAAAGAAACGCTGTATCTTTGTTCATTTATTTTTCCTTTACAGATTATCAAAATCGGTAAATATGCTTGTCTGTCCATCAAATGAAATTCCATTTATTCTATCAATACACATCTTAAAATATTTTTCATCTATTTCAAAGCCAATATAGTTTCTTCCATTTTCCTTACAACTTAATGCTGTTGTTCCTGTTCCCATAAATACATCAAGCACAACATCATTTTTCTTTGTAAACTCTTTAATAAATAAATCAGACAATTCTTTTTTCATAATTGCTTTATGAACTTTTGATGTTTCATTATTTATACTATCGGTAATCACATCTTTCATTGAAACACTATTTATAATAAGTGGTTGTTTTGTTATACAAATAAAGTATTCGTGAGAATTAGTCAAATAATTGCTTTGTGATGGAGTTGGATTTGTTTTATTCCAAATCAATATTCTTTCTATTGAATCTGAATAATTTCCAATCAATTTATAAACATCTTTTTTATTATAATAGTTTGCTTGAATATTTATAATTACATATTTTTTTGTAACTCTAATCATTTCGTCAATGATATTTTTTAAGAATAAAAAGTAATCATCAATATCATCTGTATAATTATCATATTTTTTATGCCTAACACTATTGTATGGTGGACTTGTAAAACTCACATCTACTGACTTATCTTCTAACAACTTAATCAATTCAAAGCAATCGCCACAATAAACTTTATTTATTTCTAACATCAATCATTTCTCTTTTGAACTTTATAGTTTGAGTTAATAGGAAAATCCCAAGGTAAATGATAATAATAATTTTCTACATATAAATTATAATCATCTTGATATATTTTTTTTACAGGATCAATCCAATCAAATTCTTTTCCATTTTCATCTACCAAACAAAATTGCATATTATCTTCTTGTTTAAACTCATATAACATTTTCATTTTTATTTCTCCTTTTTATTATTTCGTCTAATTTTCAATAATTCATCATATTCAAGCCACCCACCATATTTTTTACAATAAGATAGCCAAGTCAATTTAGTAGAAGAATATTTAAAGTCAAACAATTTTCTACGCAAATCACTTGCACTTGTGCCAAATCCTTTTACATCAATTACTTCTGCTGTATCGTCATTATGCCAAATCCAAAAATCGGGGGTATACGAGATACTTCTATGCTTAATTCCAAACTTTTCAAATTTAGGTATCAACTCATATTTAGGTTGAATTTTAAAATCTTTAATTTCGTTATTTAATTTCTTTTCTTTTAATAGTAAGTAGTATGATTTTTCTAAAATACTATCAAAGACTATTCCATCACACTCTACTTTTTTACTGTTATATTTGCTCATCGTTCTCCTTTAATTTTAAATGTCCATCAACCAATTCATAACAAGATGAGTAGTGAAGTTTTAATATTTGCGTATGCTCACTTCTATTTTCAGCGATCCATTTATCTGCATCTTCTTCTGACAAATGAGAATTTTTAGCACCAACTTCATAGCAATATACACCAGCATTTAATTTATCTTCAATTTGCTTATCAATTACATCAGTTCGGTGGTGTGCTTCCAAAGCAATCAAATCTTGATTATATGCTGTAATTCCATCTAACTTTACTGTATCTGTTGCGTGAAATATTTTCTGTCCATTTACGATAATTCGCCAACCGAAATTATGAACATCATGAAATAAATTTACTCCACAAAACATCATATTTCCAATCTTATACCATTTTGAAGGTTCGCAATACACAATTTTGACCGTAGAAGGCATTTTAAGGTCATCTAACAAGGGTTTGAACCATATACCACATAATATAGCCACATTAGGCAAATCACTCGCTAAACGCTTTAAAACGGTTGATTTATAATGATCGAGATGATAGTGGCTCAATAAAATTACACTTACATTATCAATGTTGCCTTGTAGCAACTTATAACTAATACCACAATCTACAAGAATTGATTTCTCATAGATTATGGCATTACCCTTTGAACCACTTCCCAAAAGTAAATATTCAACCATTATTTCACTCTACTTCAATTACTTCAATAGGTTCATCTTGAATAACATCAGGTGTAATCGTTTCTCTACCTACATTTTTAATATCCCATGCTTCATCTTCATCAATCATACCACCAAAATCTTCGGCAAAAGTTTCTCTTAACGCTCTAACTAACGCAACTTTTTCAACCATAGTAGCACCTTTATTAGCCCAATTAGAGTTCAAAGTTCCATCGCCTTTATGTTGAGCAACTTCTTCAAATGAAACAGTAATTTCAGTAGGATAGTCAATGTCTTTTCTGTAAACTTTCGCCCATCCCCCAACTAACATTTCTTCTGGCATTTTAAATGTGCCTTTACGATGTTCAATCGTTCCATCTTTTTTAGCAATAATGATTCCTTGTTCTCTACCATTAAAATTCTTATTCAATATTGCTCTTTTCAAAATAGCATCTTTGCCAACTACTATTTGAGCAGGGTTATTGCCATATTTAACTAAATATACTTCTTTCAGAAAAGGGTTTAATTTACGCACTTTGCACAATTCAGTAAAGAACTTAAATTCTGGTAAAGTAATTGAATTATTACCCGTAATAAATCGTTGAACAATATCTTGCGTAAGTTTAATCTCATTACCTTCTATTTCATACTTTACTGTGATTTCGTCTTTTTCAGCCATTTTATTTACCTTTATTTCTTTCTCGTGATAATTCTGTATATACAATAATTAAATCATGTAAATATTCTAATCTTTGTTCTGTTGTATATAACGGATTAGTAATACCTAAATTCAAACTTGTGGATAACCAGCGATCTTGAATATTAGGTTTCAACTCTTTCATTTGATTTAATAAACTATCAATTCTATCTTGGCTCATTTTTTCTCCCTTATTGAACTATCTAATAAACAAACTGAAACAACCAACATACAACCAACATTTAACACAAGACTTTCAGCACTAGAACCAATATAATAACTCAAAATAAATAACGCAAGTTGAACTCCTAATAAAGCATAAAATATAATAGTTTTCATTTTTTCTCCTTTATAGTTTGTCTACAATACTTACATTCTGTTGAATTAACATTTATTTCTTGTAGACAAGTAGGACATAAATAATATTTGAATATTTTACCTTCATTGTCAACTTCGCTAATTTCAACTAATTCTAATGGATCGTGGAATTTTGAAGTCATTTGCTCTCCCTTAACTGTGCCACAAACGAAATCATCATATCTAAACAAGCATTGAATCCTTCGTTATATTGTTTTTTGGAGTTGTCTATCAATTCAGTTATAACTTGAACATCTTTCATCAATTCCCAATTCTCATAATGCTCAAAATATTCTCCAATGTTATCTAATGATTTACGATAATCTTCATATTTCATTTAATTAACTCCCCTGTCATAATTTTCATATTCTCATCTGACAAGAAACGCAATCTCTTTTTTGCTCTATTCATAACTTTTACAGCGTGTTTCCATTCTTCAATAACGCAACGATCAACTAAATATTGCTCATATACATTTAATTCTGATAAATCATCAACTCTAACATAAACTTTATTTTTTCTAATAGGAAAGTAATGTATATCTTCATCAACTAAATTGCCAATAACTTCTCTAACTTTACGATTATCTTTTAGGTAAATAGTATCTACAACTTTCTGTGATAATATTTCTTCTTTTAATGTCATTTTTGTTCTCCTTTTGAACTTTTTACTTCAAATTTAATAAAATATGATATTCCATCATAAGTCTTTGCCAAACCAACTCCTATTGTTTTCATATTCTTGCCTAATATAATTGATTCAAAATTAAACTGTTTTTCTACAATAAATCTGCCTACGAGTTCATACATCTTGTCGTAGACTTCATCTTCTTCTCCTGCAAACACAACTGTTTTCTCTCCGTTATTCGTCTTTTCAAGATACATTAGTTTTTATACTCCTTACTTTCCCAATCTTGTTCTTCTTTTCTACTCAATTCGCCACTTACTCTCATAGCACACATAAGAAATAGAACGGTAATAAATGAAATAATAATAACAGAAGTAATAGCAATAGTAATTAAATTATTCAAATTCGTAATGCCCCTTTCTTTTGAAGTTTTTCACTTGAACCTTATTCTTCTTCACTTCGCTAATCTTATGGCTTCTGTAAATCTGCTCATAATACTTACGCAATTCTTCTTCTGTAAACTTTGGCATTTTCTTAATCTTTTTCATAAAGTTCAATGTATAGAACTCCTTTCGTATTTATAATATTACTAATAAATGTAAATGTCAATACAAAATTAAATTATTATTGAATATTTTTAAATAGTTATTTTATAATCGAAATTGTAAACACTATTGTAAACAGTTTATGGTATAGTCGAAATAGCAATATAATTCAACTGCACCGTGTTGCCCAACAAAGTAGGCAATTAAGTTAAAATGTTGGGCAACTACTTTACTTAAAATTGTTAGGGAACTCCTAAGTAAAACTTGGTAGTTCAAATTCCCTATTTTAAACAAATGCGTATTTACGCAGAAAAACGCAATTGCCCTAAATAATAGGGTAAGTGTTATGTGTTTAACCCTTGAATATAGGGTAGTTCATAGACACTATGAACGAGCAATCAATTGTGAACAAGTGCATATTTACGCAAATAATTGTATCATTTAAGTTTTAATGTAACCATCGCCAATGATACAATCAATTTATTCTCCACTAACATCAGTAAAAGTGCTTTATGTGGCAACTTAAAATGGCTGCTATTGATGAAAGCAACTTAAACAGATTGCTATTTCCATCTGTGCTTACATATTGAAATAAGAACGCACCAACGGAAACCTTATTTCAAAAAGTGTGTATAAATTAAAATAAGCAAAAAAAATAGGGCAGTTGATACAAATGAGTATCCCCGCCCTTGCAAAACCATCACAGTAGTTTTTATTTGCTATTTTATTATATCACAATCCTTTCGTAAATGTCCATACCGTTGCGATAATCCCAAACACAATTAGAATAACTTGTCCTATGACAGTTCGAGCAATCCAAGTTTGATTATCTTCAACTTTCTTAACTCTATCTTCTACATTTGTAAATCTGTGATTATTGCTAACTTGACAATTGACATTATCTCGCTTTAATCCATCAAAACTCTGTTGATCTAATTTAGGTTGCATTTCCATGCGTTCCAATATTGCTTTAATATCGCCTTGCATAGAGAAGAACATAACTTGCAATACATCAACTTTTTCTTCTAATCTCTTGCTTGAACTTACTTTCTCTGTCATGTTATTTACCCCAATCTATTTGTTATTAACAGGTATCAATTCAACTACATAATTTTGACCGTCAGCAACTCCACTAACCTTAAATGGTAAAGGTAATTTAGGTGGCATGACAATTTCGTTCCATAATTCATTTAATGCAACATAAACTAATTCATCAAGATATATAATTTCTCCCCACTCATAGCCATCTATCATTTGTGATTTACCTGTGTAAGGATAATCGCCAAGTGGCAAATACGCAATTCGTTCTCCAGCAGGTGCATCTCTATAATATAATTTTGTTGCCTTATTTCTCAATAGTGGCATTTCTGGTCTTGACATAATGTAGTTCTCCTTAAATGGTGCTATGCTTTTATAATCTTTTAGGTAAGGTAATGGATCAACATAAACACCATTTATCTTGACAGCAAAGTGCAAGTGATAACCTGTAACTGTGCCTGTATTACCTTCCGTTCCTACAATACTATTTCTTTCTATAACTTGACCTTCTTTTACAGGTATTGAACCTTTTGCTAAATGTCTATATTCAGTAAGTGTATTATCGTTATGCTCTAATATTACGAAATAGCCACTAACTGTTGTATATGACACTTGCTTAACCTTTGCTCTTTCATAAGCAATTATTTTCGCTAATGAATTATCAGCAGGTTTAATGTCAATACCTGTATGAAATGAGAAAGTCTTTTGACCAAATGTTTGAGTTATTTTAGTAGAGATAACACCAAAAAGAACTCCATGTTTGAAGTTCTCGTAAATCATATTAGAATCCGTCTTTATTATCAGGGTTATTTAAAAACGCAAATATCGCAACTAAAATTGAACCAACCAAAAATGGATTAGATAATGTGGCAAGAATATTCGCCCACAAGATACTCCAACTCGTTAGATTTTCAGGACTAATTTGAGCAGCACTCAATACAACTGCGATAAGTCCAAACCACACAATAGGAGATTTCAACCTTTCTGGTATAGCACTAATAATTTCTTTTACAATGTTCATTTAATTCTCGCTTTCCGACCTTTTTAAGTCATTTTAACTTCTCTTTAATTATACACTACTTCACTTACTTAAAGCAATATTATGTCTTTATATATTGCTCTTGACTTCCAAATCCATCTACTTGAATATGAATATCAAATTGGTCTGCTAATATATCGCCTGTGTAAACATTATCATCTCTGTACAATTTAATTTTAAGAATAGATGAAATTGTTTTGCCTGTTCCATCAATTCCTATTCCATGTAATATTTGAGAAATTGAGCCACTTGTGTAAGTTTCGGCATAAGTTCCCATTGTGTAAGTTGTCCAAGTAGCAGGAACGGTATCACCTATGTTATACCATTTGTAGTCCATCTTGAATACCGCCTGTTGGTCTGCCGATTGAACAACATGAATATGTGGATAAATTGTTGAACCAACTAACCATGAGTGCGGTAATTGAACTGTGATATAAGCAATTTCTGTTGTAAGGTTTTGTGGAAACAATAAACCTACATTAGTGAAATCATAATCTGGTTTAGTATTACTGCCTTGCCTTGTTGGAGTAAGTTCAAATACAATGTCATTAAATCTCGGAATAGAAATCAAATCTAAATCCGCTTGAATATCTACAATATCTGATTCAATAGCACTAACATCAAGTTCTAACGCATCAATTTCCGTTTGTAATGTATAACCCATTGTGTCGGCAACATTAACTGTGCTTTCACTTGCATTGATAGAAAATTCAACATTGAACCTTTGAACTTGCCACTTTTCTTTTTTAGCAACTGAATATTCAATATCTCCTGCTTCATAAGCAATAGGTTGAATAGAAATTCTACCTTGTTTCAAATGTTCGGAAGTTAAATTAAATATATGTTTATCAACTAATTCAGCAGTAGTGTAATCTAATGTTTGGTCATTATCTACATAAATATCTGCTCGTTTAAGATATGTAGGTTGAAGTCCGTTAAATTCAATAGTGATCTCTACACTTTCATTTTCATTAGAAAGAAGTAAGTTATCACTTGAATTATAAACATTACTCGTTCCGTCTGACCTACAACTTATCGTTATCTTCTTCATCTAATTTACCTTCTTTCTCTTGAATAGGTTTATTCAATTCAACTATTTGCTTATTCAAATTCTCAATCTCATAATTTAACTGCATATTCTCTATTCTCAATTTAGTATTCTCTATCGCTAAATCGTTAAGTAATCTATCTCGGTTATCGTTCATTTGTTTCTCCTTTACACAAGTTTATTATACATTATTTTTTCTCTAATTTGCTTAATCTCATATGCAAATCTTGAATAGTCTGTATCATAGGAGAAATCAATTCAGTATAGCGTAATGCTAATAAACCTTCTGGATCGCTTTTTTCGTCATAATCTTTTGCCATTTTTGGATCAGCATAAATGCCACTATCAATCCCTAATTCATCAAATACTTCTTTAACTTGATTAGCAATTAACCCATAATGATTTCTATTCTTGCCTTTCCATTTATACTGAACAGGTTTCAATTTTAATATTAAATCTATTCCCTTTTCAATTTCTTTAACTTCTTTTTTAAGTCTAATATCTGAACCATTGAACGCACCATCTGTGCACCATACATCTCCCCACCTTGTAAGTGTGCTGCCTAATGAACCACCGCCATTTGAAGTTGGGTAAACACCTGTTGTAGCGTATAATTCCATAAATCTTCCATAAAGAAACCTATATGACGGATTACCAATATATTGAGTTTGGTCTGCTATTGGAATAAGCGAACCACTTATCGCACAACTACTCCCAACCGCTGTTAAATATGTAGAAGAACTGATATATATTCTTTCGTTAGCAGCGTCAAGGGTAATTCCACCCTTTGTAATTCCGCTTGTTCCATTGATAGTCCAACCACCAATAGCACCACTTGTAGCAGTTAAAGCACCTGCTCTCGTAACTCTAAATGGTGCAGAACTTGCGGTTAAATGTCCTGTCCAAAATGCGTATGTTTCGCCACTCGCCACACCAACCGCAGTAGCGTTAGTAGCACCAGCAGTAAGTTTAGTAGCACCGATAGTAAATCCACCAACAACACCAACTGTTGCACTAATTTCCCCATTGAACACATATCTTGAATTAACGGTATCAAAATATACTTTCAATACAGGAGTAGCGGAATTGTCGTATAACTTTAATCCATCTGAATAAAATGAAGCATAATTTTTGTCAAATACATACCTACTTCCAGAACTAAATAAACCATCTATTGTAACACCAGCACTATGATTGTCTAAATCAGACAACGCAAATGTGCTTAATGCCGCATTATATATTCTAACTCTAAAATATTTAGCATTAAAAGGTGCTGTTACGCTTGTTGGAGTTAATGAGAAGGCGGAATATGATATGAAAGCATTAGCACTTGTGTAAAAATATATTCTACAAAGTGTAGGGTGTAATCCAGAAGAAATAGATAATGTGTAAGTTTTGCCAAGTTCTATATATACATAATTTTTCATTCTCAATGCTGCGGTTGATGCTTGGTTAACTCCACTATCGTTTATTGTTCCCTGCTCAAAATTCGCCTGTGCATAAGGTATAAAATTATTTGTATTTGTGCCTACCGCCAACGCAATAGATTCGCTTGTTTGCGTGATGGTGGAATAATCTTCTAATTGTGTATCTAAATCTGTTTGCGTAACTCTTAATAATATTTCAGCATTTGCCTTATCGACCATTATTTCAGCGTTTCTAATTGCTTGTTTATTTGTTGATATATACTTATATGAAGTTTGAGATTTATTAAGTGTTTTAGCACATAAAGTTCCTTTTACTCCACCATTGTAAGATAACGACATTTCAAATACAGGCACTTTAAAAGTAGAATTATCCATTTTAGTAATTTCTAAAATATCGCCTAATTCTAAATAAGCGTGTCCACGATAATTGAGCAAATAAGGTTGATAGATATATTCATCTATTTCGGCAAACATTTCTGTATCAACGCTTTCCCTTAATGCTTGTGTATTGATAAACGGATTATCTTCAATGACAATTTCTACTGCACCATCAATAGCAACATTAGTCGCATTTTCAACTGTTGTATTTTCCCCTTCAACTTGACTAATTTTTAATACTAATGTATTTACACCTAATGTACCAAAATTATGATCGTTTAATTTCAAATCGTAATAGTGGTCTTTCGTCAATGTTTCATCAGCAGTTACAGGTAATTCAAACGCAGTTCTCAATTCAATTTTATTATTAGTTTTATTTATGACAACAAAGCATAATGCCATTTCAGCAATTCTACTAAATATTTCTTTGCAACTTGTCAAATCTGGAAAAGGTTGAGAAGTTACGCTAAATGCACTATTGAAAAATGAACTATTTTCTAATGTAAGCCCACAATAAGTAGCAACTGTTTGAGCATAGACAAGTAGCGTAACAGGGTATGAAATAGTGTCCACAAACTCTTTATTTAACTTGACTAAATAATCTGTCGCTACTATCTTCGTAATATCGCTTGTGTCGCTATATGAACACTCTGTAACGATGAAATCTTGTTGTTGTATGTATTCATACGATGCACCTACTAAAACCCCTACAAAGGGCTGTAATCGGTTCTCAAGAGATAAATCAATATCAGCAGTTTGGTCGCCATGTAATTCCATAGTAAAAGAGTGTTGTGCGATATTGCCTAACACTTTATCATTTTTAATAGCACTACCTGTAATGTCAAATTTGATTATATCATCAGAAGTGAAATTGATAGTTCCACTTGAATTGATTAAATCTACTTTACCGATAGAGTAAGGTGCATTACCTTTAATTGCTGTTTTAAATCCACTTGTCGCAGTTAGCATAATACCACCTTAATACTCAATCAAATTGATAGAGAAGTCATCAAATAGAACATCTGTATTTGCTTCGTTCTTAATCCAAATAGGAGTAATTTCAATATCTCCATGATAACAAGTAGCGTTAGTTGTAGCACCTGTAATAAAGTTCTCATAGACAACAACAAAACTTTCTGAATTTAATTGAGTAAGTAATGCTTGTAATTCAGTTTTAGTCATGCCTTGTGGAAATGTTAAAAAGAATTTGTGTTTTTTAGTAGGCAAGGGATTGCGTTTTAACAACCCACTTGCCGACCTGTGACTGTCCAAATCTAATGTATATTCAACCATCTTCAAACTTTTAGGCATAGGGCAATCTGTGCTATTTATAGTTCTAATAAAACCTACTTGTGCCATAGTTCTCCTTACCCAACCAAAACAGTATTACCTGTTGTTTTAGTTGTGCGATTGATTGTGTTAATCATCGCTTGACCTGTCAATATATCATCTAAATACATATTGATCGTTGTGTTTCCACCATTACCGATAACTCCTGATACCGCAATAGCAACACCTTGACTTACTGCTTCAACTATTTGTGAATTATTTGCAACTGCTGTTCTTCCACCTATGCTACCAACCATTTCAGCACCACTTTCACGAGCAATAAACATTTGACCTGTTTGTGGGAAACCACCATCTGCAAATTCTGGTGTATGAGTTGTGCGTTGCCATCTTTCGTATGATGGATAAGCATTTTCGTATTTATAAGGATCGGCTTCTTCTCGTCTTTTATCAACTTCTTTATTAAAATCATTAAGTGCAAAAGCAACTCCTGTTAAAGCAATAAGACCAGCAAATGCGCCTAATATAGCGGGTGCAGCCAACCCACTTGTAAGACTTATTGCAACTAACCCAATAGCCGCAGCAAGTGCCACTAATGAAGTAATCACTTTTTGCTCTGGTGTCAATGCAGACCACCATTTACTTATCTTATCGTAATTAGCAATAAACCACATACCTGCCAATTTAATCCCCCACAACGGATCAAATATACCTAAAATCAAAATACCTGCCGCTTGAACAAATGGATCGCTTAAAAAATCAACAATAGATTTAGCCCATGTAGGATTATCTTTAAACCATTTTGCAACATCATTGACAAATTTAATTAGATTAGTAACAAACGATTTAATATTATCAAATGTCAATTTAGCAATAGCCGCTAAACCGCCATCTATACCTGTAATTTCTCCGTCAATGTCTATGCCAAATCCTAACCACTTTTTGAAACTATCGGCAATACTATTTGCTCTCATATCAATATCTGCCATGCCATTATCATATCCAACGATATATTTAAGTAATTGGTCATAATAACTTCCATCGCCTAATGGAGTGTCATTTCCTGTTGAAGAAGATAACATATTCAATTCATCAAATCCCATTAGAGATTTCTTTAAAGTTTTAGCACTCTTATCTGTTTCATTTAATAAATCATCTAACAGTTCGGTATCTTCTTGTGGAGTTTTCATAAAGTTATAATCTTCAATGTCAAATCCAAATATGCCCGATAGCCACTTGAATATATCTCTTAATGTAAATACCATAGCATTTAGATAAGGCAACACTTTTCCAATAGCACCATAGAAAATAGTTCCAAACCACATTGTTGCTTCTTGAACTTGTGATTTTAATATACGCAACTGATTAGCGTTTGTTTCAATAGTTCTCGCCATATCGCCCTGTGCATTAGTAGATTGTCGCATAACAGCAATATATCTTAACAATACCTTTTCGGCTTGTGTTAATTGAGCAACTTGTGCATTTATACCTAAACGATCTAAATCGGTTTGTAAAGTTTGCATAGTTACATCTATACCTAATTCACGCAACGGTTTAGTTTGACCAACAATTCCTGACATGACTTTACTTGAAGCGAGTGTCTGTGAAATGTTAAATAATGAAGATAAGTCATAAGTAAGTTTAGTTAAATTCTCTGATAATATTTGACTTTCTTTATTAGCAATTCCAAGTGAACCTGCTAAATTTTCGAATCGACCTTGAACTCTATATGTTTCACTAATGTTAGTTCTAAATGCTTTATTCAACTTCTCTTGAAACGCAACATTTTGAGCAGTATTAACTCCACTTGCAACTGTAAATAAATTGTAATTTTCAACTAAATCATTAGCCGCCCTTGAACTATCGGTAAACAATTTTGAAATAGTTCGCATAGATTGTTGGAAAGAACCAAAACCAGCCATAGTAAAGAAAGACTTAAAACCAGCACCCATAGTTCCCGCCATTTTTTGAAGTGCATATGTTGCTTTTTGAGTTTCTTTATCCGTCTTTTTTAATTCATTTTCTAACTTCAAAAGACCTTTGACCATGCCATCAAGTTTAGATGTTATCTCTATTCCTATTGGTGCTACATTATAAGTTCCTTCTGCCATAGGTAAACCCCACTTTCTATTTCTTGCTATTCTTTAATATATTTTTGCCCCTATTGAGCATCGCTTTCACATCTGTTTCTAATTTCTTTTGCTTTTCTAATCTAATTTCTTCTTTACTCTTTTTTGCCATTTCCTTGAAATCAAAAGGTTTCTCTAAATAACTCATAGGAGTAGCACCTTCTTTACGATTAAAATTATAGTAAACAACTTCAAATGCTTTACAGTTATACAATCCATTTAGCCACGCTTTGTAGTTTTCAATCTCAAATTCAACATCTTGTTTTTGCTCATATGCACTTCGGTAAGCCCAAAACAACTCTGGTTCTTTATGCCAATATTGGTTATAGGTCATACCGTAATTAAGTGCATAAGCAAATTGGTGGTCAAGATACTCCGATACAGAAGTTATCTGCTCTTGTTCTCCCTGACCACCAATCTCTGAATCTATTCGATTATTCTCGGTTTCTTCTTGCTTTCTGTATCTACTTGCGTGGCTTTGGAAAAAGTTTTGTATTGTTCCGTTAAGAAATCTGTGATTTCATCTAATTCGCCACCTTCATCTAAATACTTGTCTAACAATTCAACCGCTAACGAAGGGTGCAATTTTGGTTGATTCTTGTGCATAGCACCTGCCCAAAATAATGCAACTTGCGTAGGTGGATTAGTTGTCAATCTCTCAAATGAGAAACCTAAACTATCTAAATAACGCAATTCCTTACGATCAAATTCAAGAAGATAATCTTTACCACCAATCTCTACTGCCATTTTTGCCATAACTATTTTCTCCTTTCAAGAATATTCAAGTATTAAGAACCTGTATCTTTCAATGCTGTAACTTCAACAATCGTCTTATCGTCAATATCTTCTGGAACGATAACAAATGTTGCCTTTACAATAGAACCTAATGAAACATCGTTTTTATAGGTTGTTGGAACTCCTTTAATATAAGTTCCTGATCCATCACTCAAAACAACAAGGAAATAACCAGAAGTGCCACATACTGCCGAAACAGTAGTAAATGTAGCATCATCATAATTATATTCAAATGTTTGATCTGGGCTGTCAATTCTTCCACTCACATAAGTCTTGCGTGTGTCTGACATAACTGTCTTTTCAAACTTTTCAGGTGTTGAACCTGATGCAGGAACTGATGTAATGTCAAGGAATTTAGTATAACTTGCTGGTGTTCCGTCTGCGGATTTCCATAATTCAATGCCAATATCGCTAATTGCCATATTATTTTACCAAACCTTTCTCTATCTACTCTCGGTAGATAATTTCTGTATCTTCATCTACTAAACAACTAAATCTCATCACAATTCTATACACATTTTCAATAAGATTAGGTTGTCTATCAAACACATCTAATCTCATACCATAATGGTCAAATAGAACTTCTTTGACAACATTTGCTAATTGTTTAGCAATAGTTTCTTTCTTGTTAGCACCACTCTTGATTGTAAAGATATTAACTTCAATCGGTAGCGTAAACCTTTTGTGTGTCTTTCCCAAAGTTTCTGTCGCAAATGTAAAGTCCATTTGTGTCATAACAATTAACGGAAACACACTCGGCTCGACTGATGGAATAGTGTCAAGTAAGACAGCGCCATAAGGGTTAATCTCAACATCAGAAAGTTGTGTGTTTAAGTAATCAAACATTTCTTCATAAACTTTTTCAATGTTCATTTTTTCTCCTTACAGTTATTTAATAATATTGTTAATCGTATTTATCATATGCTCTCTCAAATTCTGTTTGATATACAAGTAAGTTCTGTAATAAGTAGGAACACTCGGTTCGCCTTGTGTAGCAACATTCTTGTGCCACCAATACTGTTCGCCATTGTCCATCTTCATCTTCCACTCACTCGGCAAATCATAACCCAACCAACCTACATCGCCAAATACTTCTTCTTCTGGTAGAATAGGACTATTAGCGCCTATCAAACCATATCCATATTCAGCATAAGTTGTTTGAACATCTGTATTTA